CCTGCTGCCAACGACGTTTTTGCTCGCAAAGATGTGCGGAGAGTGTACTCTCCTTGCGAAATTCTTTTTCGCAATAACGACATTTATAGCTCAGACTTGATTCGCTTGTCATCCCATCCATGTTTACGTGCCAACTGTTTGATGTCTTCTTTAGTATTAATCTGTGCCAATAGTTCCAACTCTTCCACACTGTAATCAGGATAGAAGTGTCTTAAAAATTTAACAGTCTTGTTATCTGTGCTATCTCTCTTTTTTTGCTTGATCCAGTCATGCCTAAAGTTACCCATGCCCGGACTAACTGTGGTAGCTGCAAGCCATTGTAACTCTGGATATCTGGCCAAGTCAAAAAAGTGTTTGTTTAAATTCTCATTGCAGGACATCAAATAGTATTGCTGCAACTCTGTACTACCTTGCACACTACTACCCCAACGTACCATTAGGTAGTTACTGAACTTCTTGCGTTCTTCGTCGGTCAGGTCAGCATAAAATCTTCGATCCTTGCTATCAAAGGCCCGCATTTCGTTTGCAATGTTTAGTTTATCTGTCATACCGGATGATGCATTATATTTTCATCTTGTCTACTTAGTTCGTATATAACTATAACACGATCCAGTGCTTCTTGTAAAGCAGGATTAGATTTGGCAGTGCGATGTATTTCCCCCCACATCTTGGCATCCATTAAATCTTGGTGTAACTTTTCACTATCATAATCTCTACCTACCTCAAATCTGGTATCCGGTGGATCGCCTAGTTTTCTTGCATAGGTAATCCCGTCAGCTTTTTCGTATATATATGTTGCATTGGCTTCAAGTTGTCCCATATTACCAGCAGCGTCCGTAGTCGACTACCTCACTTTGTCTTGAAATATCTTTTACAAAATATGCACACAGGGGTTTTTCTACGCCAGTTTCCAGTGGTATTGCCAATAACTGTCCGGGTTTGAGTTTAGGAAAGTACCATTTGACATCCTGGTATATATCCACAATTTCAATTGTGGCAAACTCCGGACGGAAACTGCTCAGGGGATTGAAGCAAAACACACTGAAGCCACGATCATTAATACTAGTTAATGGTACTACTTCTAGATCACCCAGGTCGGGCTCTCCGATCAACACATGCCAATCCACAGGCATTTTGATTACGCTATTTCCAATCTTTAGTACCAGGGCCGGACTGTTAAAACTTTCTAAAAAGATAAGTGGTATGTAAAAGTAATCTGGAGTACGTGGGTCACTGTTATCCAATACAGCAAATCGTAAATCTTCTATCTCATCGGGTATGTCATTTAATTCGTATGCAGTGTTTTCTAAGGTCAATATTCTCATTTTAGCTTTCTTGTCCAGCCCATCTAAGGTTGAACATGGTTAATTCTTTTTCGTTCTTGAAGCTGAAAGTGTGTATGCTTACTTGTTTACCACATTCAGTTTCTCTGCACCATGTAGATACCAATGGTACCAATTTGTGATCATACATTCTGACCCAGGTGTAATTTCCTCGAGGCTCTATCGCGAATTTCATTTCCATTCGGCTTTCTCCACACTATGCGGGTAGTTTGCTTCTTTATAAAACTGCTTGCGTTTTGTTAGATGGCGTTTTGCGAACTTGCAGGTACTGGTTATATCCCAGATTTGAACATGATCCTTGTCTTGAGCTTTTCGAATTCCGCGGCCAATGCTTTGTATAACACGTACAAAAGATTTACCAGGCTCAATAAGAACAAGATTAAAAATGCGGGGAATATTGATACCAACAGCAGCCACGCCGTAGGTGGCGATGATAATTTTGTTTGTTGCCTCTGCCACTTCGTCATAATGCTCCTTGCGCTCCCCGGCTTTAGTAGCACCCGATACAAATACCACATCGGGTTTATCTGTTAGTAGACTCCACAGGTTGCTTAATTCAATCTGTAGCATCTTGCCTGTTTCTATGCGATCTACCAGGATCAGTGTATTGCCACCCTCCTTGATCGTACTAACCAACTTGGCCAGATAAGCTATACGCTCTGGGTTTGTTGTCAGGTATTTAAGCTCGCTCTGATAATCTTTATAATCTGCGTGATCGACCAGCTGCACTACATTGACGTGGCACATGGCAAGGTGCCCGGCTTCTTGCAATTCCCTGGCACTGAGTTGTCCCACCACATTGCCCAGCATGCAAAAAATACTGGTATATTCAAATTGCTCTTTGGGAATAGTTCCGGTTAGTCCCCAACGGATAGGTATCTGTGCAAACGGACCGGACAGCAATGCTTTTAATGCATCGGCCTTGGCCATGTGTACTTCATCCACGATAACACATACTACACCTTCCAGGAACTCTCCGATAGTGATGTCAGCTTCATCATTTTTAGTATTTTTAAGAAGGTTATTTAGACTCTGCCAGGTGCATATGGTATGTGTACGATTATAGTCTTTACGATCACCAAAGTACACACCAACGTCTAGTTGCATGTTGACAAAATCTTCTTCTGTTTGTGTAACTAGACTCTTGTTGGGAACAATCACAATGGTTCTACCATAAGGACTAACTGCGTCGGCCAGTGCTGCGGTAATAACAGTTTTACCTGCACCTGTGGCTACTTCTTGTACGCACTGCGGATTGGCAAAGAATCTATTAATGATCTCGGGCTGGTAATCACGCAACTCCATGGGTTCACCAGCCTTGGGGTGACCCTTGGGCCATTTGATATGGTTGTAACTTTGTTCCGTGACTTCTTTGAACTCAAATGTGGTGCGGTACTCTCGGGTATCTACCACTTCAATATCATAACCTTGCTCGTCAAGATAGGAGAGTATGTCAGGTAACAAATTGATGTAGGTAGAGCCACCCAATTGAAAAAATGATACTTTGCCATCCCAGCGTCCAAGACGAACACTGGGCTGATAACGGGCACCAGGCACGTCATACTTGTACTTTTTAACTAGAGCTGTTCTGGTATTAAGTTCAAGTCCTTCGATCTTGACATTAACCTCGTCTCGAATTATTAATTTTGCTCGCATCAGGCCCTTCGTTGATTATGTGCATTATATATTTCTGCTGCAAAATATACGACCTTTTCAGCACGTTGCAACAATAAACTTTTATCCCCACCGTGCATCATGCCCTGCCCGCTGATTAATAATTTTATGGGCTGTGGCCAGCTGGCTGAATACTTATTAAAGTACACAACCTTTTTATCTATGCCAATTGGTTCTTTTTTAAGAGTTGTTACTTTGTAAACATCGGCTGTGTCAAAGTTTGGTAAAACAAAATTCTCATACAACTTTCCCGACATGTCAGGTTCGTACACATAGATAGGACCACGTCCTGTGATTCTGGCGTACTCGATAATGTCAGTGAATACGTCCTGGTTGCTGGTGGGACTAAATTTAGTTTCCTGTGCTGTCATCAGGTTATAGATGCGAGGAGAGTACTTGTACGCTATCTCTTGAGCTATCGGGTTGTCCACAGTGTACCCAAGTAGCGGAGCAGCGTCTACCAGCAGATCTAAGTTTGCTGCATGGAATCCACACCAGTCGTTAATGTAATTGATCAAACTGGGGGCGGCGTTAGTAATTGTATAACCAGCATCAGTGGGCACTAACTTGATTTCATAGGGCTGAAGTTCGCTGTCCAGTACCAACTGAACAAAATGTTTGACTTCTTGAGAGATTTCAAAATCGTTGTTGGCGGCAAAGCCGTATGCAGCCACAATGTTGGTTTCCGTTAGTCCCAGTATCCAGACTTTGCTATCACCGTCAAACTTCCAGGAACCCTGGCTGAGTTTTGCCAGCTCGCGCACACTCTCTATCAGTTTATTGTCATAGGGAAATTTTATCACAATGTGGTCATTGTCAATGTCCAGCAACTTTCTACGGTCAATGGTGCGTATAGCATGTCTGAACTTTGGTTGCTCCACAGGGCCAACATCAATGCCCAGATTGGCCAGTTGTTTCTGGTACTTCAATACTATCTTGACCGCTAGCTCGGCTTGTTTGTCAGTAAGCGATCGACCACCAATGGTGGCACTGCTCATACTGGATATGATGTTGACATCGTAACGTGCTAGACTAATGATTGATGCTGTGTTCTCAAACAGTCTATAGGGTTTTCCGGTATCTGGATTTCGATCTCCGTTGATGACCTCTATATAATCCTCTACGTACATGAATGTTTTCATAGTAATGTAATTATAACACGTTACTCAACACAAGTCAAAAAGATGCCCACCTTGCGATGGGCACCAAAACCGAAGTAAAAGGAGCTAACAAAAACTTCGGGGTGTTACCTGTTATGCACTCTTCATACATGTTGTTGAAGCCAGTGCCTGCCAACGAGTGGGAAAGCTCTTGTACAACTGACCAATCTTGATAGCCATACGCAGACTCATTTCACGCAGACGATTCTGATTCAGATTCATGAATTCGATTATTTCAGCTTGTCCAACATCACCAATGTCCATGTCTGAAAACAGTTCGCCAGTTTGTGCAATTTGACGAATACGCAGAATCTTGTCACGTATGGTATCCAAAGTTAAATCCAGATAGTGGCAACGTGACTGCAATGCATCCAGGTGATCACGCAATTTTTGTGATTTCATCTGGTCAAATTTAAGATTGGTAATAAAAATTACTGAGCCTTTGAA